CACTTGCGACTAAGCGCATGTCAAATGCACTGCCACCAGCATTTACTTGGCAAATGATTGCGCCCTGATTACTGCGTCCGACCAAATATGAATGGTTGTTTGACCCAAGAGCAGCAAATGGAAGCCCGCTGATTAACACTCCATTAGTCGCAGAGGTAGATGCAACATTTAAATATATATTTACATGTACTAGAGTGCCTACTTTTCTATAATACGCACCTGTAGTGCTGATTCCGACACTATATTGTGATGCGTTAGCAGTCCAAGTACCCTCTTCATAATCATCCAGCGTATTAGCTGCTCCATTTCCTCCTACTGCCAGACCAGAAGTAGTGAATATTGTGCCATTATGATTAACTGCAAATGTCTGTGTGCCATTACTAGCCAACCCTTGGAAATTCATGTAGCCGCCATTGCCGTTTGTGGACTTGGCAATAATGTTAGTGGCTGCTGCTGAGTTAGATGTTAACGGGCCTGTAAACACTGGACTAGCAATGGGAGACTTGAGAGCAACCGCAGTGTTAGGAGCCTTAGCAGCCAACAGCGTATTAGCATCAGACTTAGTGTAATGATCTGCGACAGTGAAAGTCTTCAAGGACACAACAGTCACTTCATCATTCAATGCCAGTGCAACAGTGAAGGTGACGCTGTTACCATTTGTGGCTGTGAAGTCTGTGGTGTCTGTAAGTAAGATACCATTAACGTAGACTTCTACAAAGTTAGGTGTGTAGCTAAGACCTGTCTTTGCTGTCTGTCCTGCTGTAGCTAAGAAGGAGACTTTCTCTTGTGCCTTGAGACTTAGCTTTGCACTTCTGCCTAGATAGCTCATCCTGCAATCTCCGTAAGTGTTATTGATGAAGGCACAAATCCAATGTAATGGGCATTGTTATTGTGATAAACACGATTACAATATAAAGAATACGAACTGTGCGAAACGAAACCTTCTAATTTGTAAGTAACGGCAGAGGTAGTAGAGGGGGAATCTAATGTTTTTAACATTACTGATTCAAGTCCATATTCTGGAGTTAGCGTTCCATCACCTGCCATCTGCATAGAGACATTCTGTTGATTACCAGCACCCGATGTTCCAATATATATGGCTGTTGAACCTCTCTTTAGACGAATATTGCCGTGTCCTTTAACGTAGCCTTTATAATCTATATCAACAAGAATCTTTGAAGATGTAGATGTAGGAGTGATAGTGGCTGCAAATCCAGTTATATCCACATAACTTTGGCTAGTAGTAGAGAACGCATCGGTCTTATTAACACTAACAACTTGCAACACAGCACCCGTAGCTGCCTTGATGTTATCAATGCCAGTAGCACCTGTAATAGTAGTTGTCATAATCTACTCCTATTATGGCTTTGGATTGGCTGCTTTCACGGCTGTACGCAAGGCTTGTAAGTCAGTCAAGGTAGCTCCACCATCTAAGAGAGCATGGATGCAATCTTGGATACTTGGGTAGGCTGCTTGGCGGTCACGGGCGTATGCTGCTGCGTCATGGGCTGCTTGTAATTCAACAATCTTAGCTGCGATTGCTGCGTCAGTTGGTTGAGTTTGTACTTCATCCAACCACTCTAATTCATCTCCACGGAGTACCCACTGGGCTGCTGGAGTTAGTGCTTGTAGTGCTGCGACTTTATCTGTCATGAGATTATCCTATTGTTTGATTTCTGTTATTAAAATGCCTGAGTTTCTATAAATCTGACAGTTTCCACCGCCTCCAGATTTCATGTAATAAGCGTATGTTGCAGCGTTTGTACTACCCGCAGCCACTTGCACAAAGGAACTAACCCATCCACCTCTAGCTGTAGCTCCTGCAAAATAACTCAACATATCTTCACCCGACATTACCGTAATGATATTCCCGTCTTTTCTGATTTGCCCCCTGCCATGATCTGCATGGGCGCTAAAATATATACTTCCAAATATTTGAACAATGATTTTGCTGTTCGCATATACGGGTGTAATACTTTGAGTCAAATGAGTAGCTGCAAATGAAGTTGATGTGGTGGCGGTTGTAGCAACACTGTTAAATCCTACTACTTGAACAACACTACCAGCAGGTACGCTAGCCGTAGTCATACCACTTAACTGGTTGGTCAATGCAATCGTGCCACTACCAGAGACAGTCTCAAGAACGTCTGTTTTTAATTTAGAAGTCATCAGCCTTGTATCTCCATTAGGGTTATTGTGCTAACCACATCCCCATCACCACCAGTATAGGTTGTACCACTTTCTGCCCGTGAATAAAGTTGATAGGTTATTGCTGAGGTAGTGTTAGGGGAATGCAGAGTTGAAAGACTAATAGGATACCAATAACTCTCTCCTCCTGTAACTCTAAGCATACCGTGAGTAGAACCCCCTAGATTGGTTCCACCTCCATATATAGTCCATGAAGAGGCTCCACCCCTATAATAACTAGTATTGATAAAAACCATTATCTTAGAACTTGTTGAGGAAGGTGTAATTGCAGCAGATAATGCGACAGCAGAATAAGAAGACGAGGTAGTTGTATGAAGAAAACCACCATTTGCTGTATTTGTGTTTGTTGCATTAACTACCTGCAACACTGAGCCTGTGGGCATCTTAGCGGAGGGTACTGTAGGAAGTATCAGCGTCCCTTGGCTATTCAAGTCTAAGGTCTTACCTGCTGCAATCTTAATCACCTCACCTGTTGGTGCGGAGAGTTCTTTAACTGTTAGCGTACTCATACGATACTCCAAGTTCCTGCTATGGTTACAGTCTTATTATTTGCGATAGTTATCGGCCCTGCTGACATACCATTAGTATTGGCAGGTATCGTGATGTTCTCACTGATAGTGTTCGCATTGGTTCTGATAATACTTGCAGTGCCAAGTGAAGGGCCTCCAAGAGCAACAGAGGAGCTTATCTTTGCTGCTGTGACTGAACCATCCTCAAGCTCACTTGTGCCTACGGATTCAAATGCACTGACGTTACCTATGTAAGCCATTCGTATCTCCTTATGCGATTTCTAGTATGCTAGCAAACACTTCTAAGTCTCCAGCAACGGATGCTGTAAGTCCTAGTATGTCGCCAGCTTCTAAGTTGATCGGCTTGTCCATAAGGAGCGTTGCGTCTGCTGGTACGGGAACAGTCTTACAGATGTGGCGGTAGGTTGAACCACCATCTACTGTAACTTCTACTGTTACGTTAGCATCATTAACACCATCAATGTTTGATATGTACAAAGCATGGATTACTGACTGTGTATTAGCAGGTGCTGTATACAATGTAGTACGTGAAGTACCTATTGCAACACCAGCGTTCTTAAATGTATTAGCCATTTGGTTAGCCTCCCAGAGCTATTGCCATTGCTACGGAAGCACCAATGGGGTCATATACTGTTGTTAAATTATTAATTGCTGTAGTTACTGCTCCAGAAGCACTTGAGGCAGATGCTGCTGCTTCATTAGCTTTAGTAGTGGCAAGAGCAGCCTTTGTGTTTGCTGTAGATGCACTTGTACTCGCTTCACTAGCTTTTGTGTTTGCTGTAGAGGCGCTTGAGGCGGCTGCTGTAGCTGAGTTGCCAGAAGCAGTAGCTGAGTTAGCAGAAGCGGTTGCAGAGTTACCAGAGTTCGTATTTGACGTAGCTGCTGCGCTTGCAGATGAGCTTGCCTGAGAAGCTTTGGTGTTTGCTGTGGATGCGCTTGTACTCGCTTCACTAGCTTTTGTGTTTGCGGTAGATGCTGATGAAGCTGATGCTGTAGCAGAGTTAGCAGAGTTAGTTGCTTGTGTAGCTGCTGTAGAGGCACTAGACGCTGCGTTACTTGCAGACGTACTTGCTTGTGATGCTTTTGTAGTAGCTATGTTTGCCTGAGCAACTGATGTGTCTTTACTGTTTGAAGATGCTGTAGCACTTAAAGCTGATTGAGTTGCTGCACTAGCTGCGTTAGTTGCGCGAGTTGCTGACTGACCTGCGCTTGTATTTGAGTTAGAAGCACTATTAGATGCTGCTGTTGCTGAATCTGCGGCATTGATTGCCTGTTGTGTTATTTCGTTCAGAGTAGAGTCTTGTGTTGAATCACCAGAGCCACCCGTACCTCGGTATATAGCCATTTATATTACCACTATTAGTTAATTAAATGAAAAAAAAGGAGTCTCCAGTTACTACCAAAGACTCCTATTAGTGGTTATTTAAGGTTAACCATTCACTGCTAACATGAATCCTGTTTCTGGACGTAGTACCTGAGTACCATATAAGCGGTCAGCAGTATACAAGGTTCCTAAGAACTCCTGCTTGTACTGGGTTTGTGAACGAACACCCTGTTGCTCTGCGAGTACCATGGTATCTTTATGGCCCAACATTGCGCCACGGATAATACCACCAGCAGTTGCTCCGTTTTGTGCGGCAGTCTCAAGAGTAGGACAGTTAGTAGACACATAAATGTCAATACCATACAACTCACCGATCTTACCATTAACAACGCCTTGACCATTAACAAAGTCAGAGCTAACGTAACGATCAATACCCATGATAGCATTACGTAGTGCAGGTGGGATAACTAAGAAGCGTCCATCCATAGGAGCGTCTGCATCATCCAACTTCTGTACCATGTCACGTAGGAAGTCATCTTCAAATACGTCAGCAGGGATAATCTGGTCTGCTGCATATACTGTAGTACCAGTAGAAGCATCATTGTAGAACGTAGCACTGGTAATAAAGTTAGAACCATCACCATCACCAAACTTCTTACCAAGGGTAAATAGATCATCGTCTACTTGCTTACCTAGGGCATAGCCAGCATCACCAGTATAGAACTGACGTAGTGAAGCAAGTGCTTGTACGTTAGTAATATCTTCGATCATACGTGAGTATTCAAAGTGCTTGTTAATAGTGACCAATACTTCGGCTTCTGTAGCGTTCTGAATGGTAACTGCTGTGTTTTCTGCTTTAGCAGACGCAACGCCACGGGTAGGCTTAGGGATATGAATAGTATCGCCTTTCTTACCTTGCATTGCAATTTTCTTAGTTAAAGGTGCAAGTACAAGTGATTTCTCATACGCTGCAATTACTTCGTCAGACCAAATTTCGGGGATGAACTTTGCTGCTGATGTGTTATCTACCATACCGCCTGTAGCGGGATATACGGAAGTAGCCATTTTTAATTACTCTCTATAGTTAGGTTATTTAACCCTCTTCTCAGCGTATGCTAATGTGATTTCATCAGATAACGCTAAATAGCGATCAGGGTCATTTTTCATAAGGTTAATAAGGTCAGTTCGTCTATAGATTTTTTTGGAAGAACTAGAGTCAGGGTTGCCACGTGTGTAGCCATTCGACCCTTCTCTGACAGCCTTCTGCCTTCCATTTTTCTCAGCCTGTAATGTTTGATTAATAGCACCAGAACGATCTTTCCATAAAGAGAAAAGTTCATTAGCTGCTTCTATATCAAAATGCTGGTCTGCCTGTACGAACATACGAGTCCTTACAGTTGAAGCTTGAATCCACTCAGCGAACTTGGGGTCTTTTACAATCTCAGGTATTTCTGGGTGGTCTTTCTGTAGAGTAGCCATAGACGTTTGCTGTTTATAAGCTCTCGTTGACTCTTCTGCTGCTTTAACTGATGGATGATTCTCAATAGCTCGACTGATAGCCCTTTCAGGGTCAGAATAGAAATCTATGTCTTCATCTG